CCTTTAATGATGCGTTGAATACTAGTCCCGTTATTATCGTTAATTATTACCAACGTTTCTCCGTTTAAATCACGTTTAAAATACACTTTAAATGCCATCTTTTGAACTCCTTTCTTTTAGTTCTTTAATCTCCTTTTGCAGACCGTCAACAATGTCGGTCAGTTCCTGTACTGCCTTGATTAAGTAAGGCACAAGTTTAAATGTACTGTACGTCTGCACCTCCTCAGGTGCTTCTTGGAATGCACTTTTAGCGTGTTCTTTAACATCTTGTGCCATTATCCCGCAATCAATATCTTCCGTTTTGCCGTCGTATTCTTTCGTATAGCTGTAGGTCTTAAGGTTGTTGATAATCTCTAAACCATTGACTGTACTCGGTTGAATATCACGTTTAAATCTTCGGTCAGAAATTTCTTTGTTGACAGGTATCCAATCATAACTACCGCCAGTATAATAAAGGTATAAATATCCGCCTTGCATATTAATTTTTCTGTAAACATTCGAATAAATCCATTTTCCGCCGTCAAAAATAATATCGCCAGTAACTTTTAAATCTCCATATACTGTTGGTGTATTCCAAAAGTGAGCCTTATTGTAACAGTGCATTTGACCATTTTCTTTTACAAACCACGCTTCATCACTAGGTTTGCCCCATTCATAACCCCAGTTAACCCACAAAGCTGTTTGTTTCCATTGACCGCCACCATTTGACATTCCAACCCTAAATTGATTCTGACCAGTTAACCACCAGTTTTCTTTGTCGTTGGGATTTTTCCCTATTAAGAAACCACCTATTGCTCCTGTATAAGCTGTAAGCAAACCAGTTACATCAACTCTTTTACTATCAATTTTGATAGCCTCAGGGGTAAGGTTTATTGATGAAATAACATCATTCTTTTTAACGGTCAAACTCATCTTATCATCAATTTGTTTGAATGAGTTCTCTACTTCCGTGATGTTGTATTCTGTTTTATATCCTCTATCAAACTCTATCTTTACGCATTTGAACTCACTTTTTTGCCCTGATATACCATTTCCACGATAAGAGAATTGTATTAAATCAGTTTCTTCTTTTACACTGAATATACAAATATTTTCTCCCTCAACTAATGGTCTTACAGAAAGAACGGCATTTTCACAATAGTAACTGTAATTCATTGTAGGTCTACCTTTAACATTGAATGTAAGTTTTAAAATTTCATTAGGCTTAATTTTTCGTTTAAACCTCAAATTGAAATAAGAAATATCGTTATTTTCAAAAGATGCTAATACGTTTTCAGTTGGGAATGGTGTTTCTGTTTTTTCATAGATTCGTACGTTACTTACTTTAACTTCGGTATTTCCTAACGGATAGAAATTAACTTGTGTTTTTTGTTCTTTATACGTTGTTTCCCATACATTCAATCCATTAACTAAAATTTGATGGTTTGCCGTGTTGTATATCGCTGTCTTTTGGAAATTATCGGGAGCGTTTCTTACCCATGCTAAAATGTAATATGTTTTATTAGCCTCTAAAGGTCTTTTTGTTTGAAAATAAAGATCATTCCCTTTCTTTTCTAACTCTGTTTCTGAACACAAATTTTCAACGTTATACACCATTTTAAACTTATCTTTTTCGGTCTTTTTAAGCGTACTTTCAAACGTATCAAGCGTGCTTTCAAAGGTTTTAAATTTATTAATAGTGCTATTAACCAACTCAACGTCAACAGTATTATCTAATCTTGCACTAGCAACAGATGTTAATCCCTTGTATTTAACCGTTATATCGACGTATAACGGCGTTCCGTCTGTTTTATCAGCATTTAGTACCATATTAGTAATTAAGCCGTTAGAAGCTACTGCACTAGCTTGATTTGACACTTCAGGAAAACTAGCTCCTCTATATGAATGAGATATATCAAAGTTGCTTATTTGCACACCGTCATACATCACTTTCACATACGCACCAAAATTAGCGATATTGCCGTTTAAATAACTTCCCTCAAGCCTTAAGTAAGCATTTAGTGAGTGTCCGTCCTCTCCTCTCTTACCGTCCTCTCCCGTGATTTTAAACCACTTGAAATCCTCTTTATTTGTTGGTGTAACTGGTGAGGTTGTTCTCGCAATTCCCATGTACCTTTTAGGTGCTTTCCCAAAGTCCGTACCATCAGGATTATCAGAATAAACTAAATGTGTGTACTTATCAGTTTGCATTGATTTTTGTTGCAAGTCGAACCACTCGAACTTGTCGGCAGTAGGTTTGCTGTCTGTTACATTTGCATATCCAAAATATCTAAATTTGTGATATTGTGCAGGTTCATTTAGCGGGAAATCCTCAAGTTTTTGTGAGCCGATTGCCTCTTGAATTGTCCACCAATCGACCTCTACACCTTCCCAATTTGCGTCCTCGGGCTGTAAGATGAATTTTAGCCATACGTTATTATCGCTCAATGTAGTTGGTGTTTTAAATAACTTGGTTTTAATTTCTAAATTATTACTGAATACGATAATTGGATTAGCGATTATTTCATTTGTGTTGTAATCCTTAATATAAGCGTGTAATTCATTGACGTTTCCCTTAGCTCTAGCCGTTAATCTGTAATACGTATTAGGTTTCAAAAACACTTCGTCGTTCGCTTGCCATATATCCGATATATCGCTATTGTTAGTGATGCGTACCCTTGGTCTATTCTTAGCAACCAATTTACTCTCCTCAACAGGTTCAACTGTTGTGAAATCAAGTCCAGTCTTGCTATTGGCGTACCCCTTGACTAAACGCTCCTCAAACTTAATCTTAATCCAATTATAGTCACTTGCATTAACAGGCGGTGTTTTAGATGAACCTGTGTATATTCCCATGTACTTGGAATTGGTATCATCTGTCATAGGAGTACCATTGGCGTTATTTGAATATTTCTTGTGAATGTAACTACTATCGCCTTTGAGTTCATTCTTACGATTGTCAATAATCTTGTTAGTTTCTTCTTGCGTAATTTGACGTATTCCATCAGCTCCAATAGTTAGATCATTGACTATTTTTTTTGTTTCTTCTTTGGTAATGAACTCTTTCTTAATGCTACTTTGAATGCTATCACGCATTTTAGTGAAGATATTTTGAGTAGTTACCTCTCCAGCTTCGAACTCTTGCCTAAACGTTTTATCTGATAATATATCGTTAATAAACGCCTTATCAATAAGCGCTGTCTTAATGTCTGCATAGTTTAAATGCGCTTGAATTGCCTTAATCATCTCAGCTTCGGTTATTATCGTTTTTAAACGTGCAATATCAGCCTCGATTGCGTCAAGTATTTTAGTTCTAGTTTCTTCTGGAACAGTACCATCTTTTTCAAATAAAGCTTTTTTTACCTCTACTCCAGCTTTCGACTGTTCTTCGAGGTTTTTCATTTTTTCTTCAATAGCTGTTCTGTCTTTCTTTAATAGATCAGCTAAATTTTTCTGAATTTTAAAAACGTCAACTTTAGTTTCTACTTTCTCGGTAACTGCTTCATCAATCATATTCGATAACACAGAACCTAATCCTTGTTGAATTTTACCAAATCCAATAGTTTTCAATTTTTTCCCCATAGGAGAAAACGTATATTTTGTTATTTTCTTCTTAACATCTAAATTGAATTTCTCATGGAAAATTATTACTGTATCAAATATTTTAATTGGTACATCAGGTTTACCAACAACATTTATTTCAATGCTTTCTTCCATAACATCACAAAGAGTAGTTTTGTAATATTGTTTTGCATAGGTCAATAAACTAGCTTCATCTACTACATCTTGATCATTTACTTCTAAATTTCCCTCATAGATATTTTTGTACTTGTTAATTAAAGGACTATCAAGAGTTACAGCTATTACCTTGTCCTCTTCCCCCTCTTTTTGAGAGTTGATAGTTTTTGTAAAATGAATTCTGGTTCTCAAATCTTTTGTAGATTTTTTTTGTTGGTATGATTTCAGATTTTTTTTGTACATGAAAAGTGCTTCTTTTTCAACACCTCCATTGCTTAACAATTTTATATCATACTTATCTCTTATTAAATCACCACCCCATTGACCTAGAATAGAGTGCTTGTCTTTAAATAGTGCTGTTGCTACAGTTACATTTTTCAAGTTAATACTGTGAGTTGCTGCAATATCAGAAAAGAATGTAAATTTATGATTTCTAATAATACTGCTCACAAGACTTCTCATTACTCTATCACCGCTAGCATTATTTACACTTAATTCACTTATTGAATAATTATTTAACAAAGTAGCAACTTGATTTGCATATACGGTAATGTAACCATGATGTCTTTCAACTTCAAAAATAATAAACTCTTGTTCTCCGTGGAGGTCATCAGCCAAAAGCAAGGTTTCCTCAGTTAAGTCCTCCCACATAGGATTAGTAACTGGATATTTAAATGTTAGTTGATAAGTGCTGTTTGCTTCCTGCGCTATTTCATCTTCATAAGCAAAATTAAGAGGAGTTTTCCCCTCTTTTAAGTAAATCACATATTCCACCTCCAATTACCATATATTTTTAAACTCGTTACATTTCCATTAGTAGTTACTCCGTTTAAGCCAGGTTTGAACTCAAAAAATCCACCCCTAATACGGATGGAATTTTTAATGTTATTATTTTTATCATATATATTTTGTTTCAGATGCCTACAATCTATACGAGCCCTTGTATCTAAATTTAACACCATAGTTTGAGTCCCTATAGTTAAACTAACTTCTCCATTACCTTCAATTTCAATAATAGGTTCTGAATTAACATTTCCTACATTGTTAACAGATGGAAATAATATAGTAAATGTGAAGTTTGTAGAAAAAATCAATGATATCAAGATATTTGATATGTCAGGAAGGCTTGTTAGAAGTGTGACTCCTAGTCTGTGGTTTCATGATGTAGATTTTTCTGGACTTCCAGTAGGAATATATGTCCTAACGGCATCTTCTGCAAATCATAAACTGAGTAAGAAAATCAGAAAACAATAAATTCA